CAACCATTAATATCCCGGCACGTTTTAAAGGTATTCTTAAATCTTTTCCCTTATCTCCTGCTTTCTTTAGTAGTGCTTTAATCTGTTCGTTATTCTCTATTTCAAAAGAAAATACTGCCCCACCTTTAGCAATCATCGGCATCATTCAAATCAGCTAATTTATCAACATCAATATCCCAATGGATTTCATCTCTTTCATCAAAGGTTGGTTTGTATCCTTTAGTGGTAGATTGTATTTCATTAACTTCTACGGTAATTCCTTCTATTTGTGTTGTGCCATTTGCAATAGATTTTAAGGTTTCCTTCGCTTCTTTGTATCTATCAATCCAATCGTTTATAGATGGTGTATTTCCTGCATATAGACCACGCATAACAAAATAAGAAGCTATATCTTCTGCAAGTGATTTTATGATATCAGGTAAAGGACTGGCTGCATCTATAGCATTTAACATATCCACACTAAATGCAGCCCTCACTTCGGCATCACCTTTTACAATAGCTTTAGTGGTTAATGCTTCGGCTACATCAGCAGCAACCATGTTTATATTTGTTAAAATATCGGTTCTTTCGCAAAAAGCTGTCATAAACTACTCCTTGATTTCTGGGGATACCCGTTAAGATATCCCCATTATACTTTTAAATTAATTATTTAAGCTATTGTCGCAAATGGTAAAGTTCTTGTTCCATCGCTACCAGTCAAGATATTTCCACACATTAATGTAAGTCCACAATCAAATCCACTTGCCTTTGCAGCTGCACTTATTAAACGATTATTTACAACTAACCAATTATCAGAGTTTTCGTCAATAGTAAGAGTAGTTGCATAAATAGTATTACCTCTTAAACTACAAGCGTAAAAAGTCGAATTATGGATTGCTATTCCAACAGAACCATAAATTAAGTTGTCTACAATCTCACATTCGGTAGCATCCCCTGCTGGAATATCAATACCAGCGGTTGAGAACATTACCCCTGTATTCCATTTAGGAAGGAATTTGCAACCGACTACTTTTACGTAATCTGGTTTCACTAATTGAAGTCCAATGGTTTCAGCTGCATTGGCTACAAATCTACAGTTATGAAATTCTAATCCGCCATTATTGGTATTCTTAAAAATAATACCACCAGCACCCCAGAACTCCATATTATAAAAATGACATCCCATTCCTGAACTTGTAGGGATAACATGATTTCCGGTTAATCTACAATATGGATTTGCATTACAAGAACCCACTCCAATTACATCGGTTTTATCAGCAAGTAAAACTAAATTTTCAGTTAGTGCATCACCTTTACAAAAAATGGTATTTCGTGCAGCATATCCCCTTTCGTCAGCTCTGGCAATATTGGCATGACTTGCGGCTAAAGCAACTGCAAGGGTTTTAAATGCTTTATCCCAACTTAAACCATCTTGAGTATCAAGCCCTGCGTTTCCTTCTACATAATAAACAGTACCTTGTATAGCTGGTAATCCCAATCCACCGTAAAGGTCAATACCTTTTAAATTGATTGCCTCAAAGTAGCTTTTCCTTCTAAATTTATCAATTCCCATAATTAAACACTTCCTTTCTTTTAATCTTTTAGAGGGCAGATATAAAAACCTGCCCTCGTTGTAATTTCTAAGTTGTTTTAGGCTATGGCTGTTTGGATCAAGTAACCACAATCTACAGAAACGATTTCCTCATCCTGTATTTGCGATACTTCATACCAATCACTATGTCTAGTTTCAAGCCTTGCTGTTCTTGTTTTGTTTTTACCAACTTTAAAGGTATAACCAAGAGTAAATTTCTTTAATCCAGGTTTATTTTCTACATAAGCTAATATGGCATTTTTACCCCATAAATAACTATAGCTTGCAGTCTGTCCTTCGTTGGCTGTGTTATAACCGGACTGTCCAATAATAACCTTTTCTACTTCAAATAAATCTGCTAACATTGCAGCAGTAATTATACCTTTGCTAGTATATTTAAAGCGGTCAATAACGTCTGGATGATGTTTCAGTTGGTTATAAACCTGAACACCCAATAACAGAGTATTTGGATAACGGAAAATCTTACCATGAATGGTTTCTTTACCGGTCTCAATATCTCCAACAGGATTAGAGTTAACATAATCAGACCATAAATCAGTTCCGGTAAGTGCAGTATAATTGGTTAATACAGTTTCATCGGTTAATATATCAACAATTCTCTTTTCTTGTGCAAGTGCATTTATATCAGTCAAAAATTCAACGGTATCAACTTTCAAGTTTAGTGGTTTATCTGCATTAGCTTTTTCCCGATCATCAACTAAATCATTTAAGGCATACTCTTTGCATGAATAACTATCAGTTGTAACGGTCCAATCGACTGTTTTACTTTCTGATTTAGGAGCTCTTAAATTATTAGGCACTCTAAATCTATCAGCTTTTGAATTATATTTATAGTATATATCACTTTCTTTTTTAACTGGTACTACTGGCATCATTTCAAGTCCTACAAATTGTGCGTTTCTGTACATCTCTGAAACATTGCTCAGTATTTTGTCGGTATGTACGCTTCCTACGTCTGGCATATTATATCACTTCCTTTCTATTATTATTTTTTATGCTCCAAAGACAAAGTGTGTAAGTAACACTTCTATAATATCATCAGCAGCAGTTGCAGCCTCAAGAGCCATTGCTCCTACAAAGTCTGTGACTGTAGTAGTTACTAATCCTTCAGAATAAGTAGATTCGGTTTCGGATGGGGTAATATAATCACCTTCATTATTTGTTCCCATCATCACTAATTTACTTGTTCCTAATGTTCTTACCAATGCTGCTTTATCTGCGGCACTTGGTTTATTCTGTAATATACCAATAACATGGTCAGCATTCGCGGTACAAAAATCGACTTTTCCATTGGCATCAAGTTTCACAAAATGATATTGATAGCTGCTTAAATCTTTCGCAGCTTTAAAAGTTAAATCTTGAATTCCAGCAGATTGACTCATTTGTTAACACCTCTTTTCGGTTTATATTTTTTGTTTATTATTTATTCAGTATCTTCTAAACAGGCTTTTACAGCATCGCCATAATTAACGCCCTTGTGTTCATCCATATATTTCTGGACTTTTATTTCGTTTTTGCTTTCGTCATTTTCTTCGCTATGCTCTTTGTCTTTGCTTAATTCGGCAAACATTGAGTCTGCGAAGTTTGGTTGCAAGTCAACAAATTTCATAAGCATATCACGTTGTGATAATTCTGTTTCTTTTTCATCTACGGTAAACTTAATTGTCTTATCGTCTGATGTGGACTCCATAAGAGTCATTAATACATCTTTTTGTTTAGGCATGAACCGCATGGTTTTTTCTGAACAATTAGACTCAATATAAGTCTTAATTTCAGAAGTTCTTTTTTCTGACTGTACTTTCGCAAGCTCTTCTGTTTTCTCTTTTGCTTTGGTCTGTTCAGCTTCAAATTTTGCTTTGTATTCATCGGATGCTTTCTTTGCTGTTTCGATAACTTTCTTGTCCTGTTCAAGTTTCTCAAAATCTTCAACTGCGACAAACTTTTTTCCGTCTACCTCTGTTACTTTAATTCCGTTTGGCATAATATACACCTTCCTTTCTTTGGTTTTTGTATCGTCATGCGGTTGACCTGGTCCAGGGCGTTCTACCCTTCGCATATCTCCACCACATTCAGAACATTTAATTTCGTTACAATGTTTATCGGATTCCATTATGAACCCACATTTGATACATTCACATTTATATAATTCTGCGTTCTTGATTTCTTTTTCAAAGATTATAATATTAGCATTTTTATCAGCATCGTATAAGGCGGCAATATCTTTTAAATTAGTTACTGCCGGTAAATCACCACCTAAAAAAGCAATGGCAGATAAAACCCTTCTATAACCTTTTTTTGTAGATGGTTCTATATAGTCGTTTATTATTTCGCTTGATATTCTTTTATATGCACCGTTCTTTATCAGCTCATAAAGGACTTTAGGCACTTCTTTAATATTGACAAGTATTTTATCGCCTACTCTTTTTAGTTTAGTTATCCAGCCACCAGCGGGAAAACCTGATTTAGTCAATAATTCCTGTTCATCACTATGCCCTAATTTCACCATTGGTTTCAGCTTGTCTAATATTTCATTTGTGTTGGTTACAATATCGTCAATATCGGCAGAAGTTATTTCGTGTCCATTCCACTTGCCTTTCGCAAATACTTCTATGTCGTTTAATTCGTAGGTTTTTATTTTATTTGGCATTTAATCACCTCTCTTTTTAAATTCTTCAAATGTCAATGGAGGTCTATATTCTGGAAAATCTAAATCCTTAATCAAATATATAGATAACCCCAACATTATTAACATAGGTACAATCATTGTTAAAGCTAATATAATCCATTTTAAATTATTAATAATAAATGTCATTTGATTGTTCCCTTCCTAAAATCCCTTCCCTTTCATGGGAATTGCACGTGCTTTTAATTCAGGTGTAATTGGTGTAAATGTTTCGTACTTCGTTATAGGCACT